CGGATGTGCCTGGTGAATGACGCCGTGTACATCGCAAGATATTCTGACGACCCGAGAAACGAGCACCCGGGAGAATGGACCGCCACGGGAACGCAGTTCCAGGTGCCCTACGTATTCAAGACGCTGTTCAGCAAGGAGCCCGTGATATTTGACGACCTGTGCGAGACCAAATCGGTAACCAGCGCCCTGTACCTGGACATGAACGAGAAGCTGCCCGACGTAAGCGACGCCGAGAAGGAATACGCCAAGATTGAAAAGCAGCTGCGTGATATTCCGGAGGGCGACAGCCGGAGGGATTCACTGACTGCCAGGCTTATGGATCTGGAGAAGATTATCGCCACAGGGCACAAGATGATATTTGTGGGCAAGACCGGCCAGTTCTGCCCCGTGAAGCCGGGCTGCGGAGGCGGCCTGCTGATGCGGGAAAAGGACGGCAAGTACCATTCAGCCACAGGCGCCAAGGGCTACCGCTGGAAGGAATCGGAGATCCTGCGGACGCTGGACAACGAGGACCAGGTGGACCGTGGATATTTTGACGCCATGGCGACAGAGGCCAGGGAAACCATCGGTCATTACGTCGACTTTGAGTGGTTCACGGCGGATGATATTTCAGAGGAGAGGCCGCCCTGGGAACCGCCCTGCGGAGACAAGGATGCGTGCGAGGATTGTCCGCATTACAACACGCACGTGAAGGAAGACGGAACATTCGGGCCCTTTGAATGCGGCAAAGGGTTCATGATCGTAGCTTGAGGAGGAATTGATATTATGGTAAACAACAATCTGGAACTTGAAAACTGCACCATCGGCCGTGGCAGCTACCGTAACTTTGCCGGAGAGAAGAGCCAGTTCAACCCCACGGGCAAGCGCACCTTTGTGGTGCTGCTGGACGAGGCGACCGGAAGGGTGCTGGAGCAGGAGGGCTGGCACATCCGCTGGAGGGAACCGAGGGACGAACAGGACGACCGGATGGCGCTCTTTACGGTGGAGTGCCGCTTTGGCGACTATCCGCCCAAGGTGCTGTTGATATCCGGTGGCAACCGCACGCTGCTGGACGAGAGCAACATCGCCCTGCTGGATTCGGCGGACATTGCCCGGTGTGACCTGATCGTGCGCCCCTATAACTGGGAGGTGAACGGCAACAGCGGAACGAAGGCCTACGTGCGCAGCATGTATGTAACGCTGGAGGATGATGACTTTGGAGGCAGATACCGCGAATGATATTTCCCTGTACCCGCACCAGAGGGAGGCTGTCGGCAAGCTGAAATGCGGCAGCATCCTCTGCGGCGGGGTGGGAACCGGCAAGAGCCGGACCGCGCTTTATTACTATAAAGAGATTGTCTGTCGCAAACGGGGCATTGATATTCCGCTTTACGTCATCACGACGGCCCGGAAGCGGGACACACAGGACTGGGAGAAGGAGGCCGAGCCTTTCGGCCCCCTCCCCATGACCGTGGACAGCTGGAACAACGTGGCCAAGTATGTGAACGTGGAGAACGCGTTCTTTATATTTGACGAGCAGCGGGTGGTGGGCTATGGCAAATGGAGTAAAAGTTTTATCGCTATCGCCAGAAAGAACCACTGGATATTGCTGACCGCCACGCCGGGAGACAAGTGGGAGGATTACATCCCGGTCTTTATCGCCAACGGGTTCTACCGCAACAAGACGGACTTTATCCGGCAACATGTGGTCTACAGCCGGTATTCCAAGTTTCCGAAGGTGGAAAGATATTTGCAGACAGGGCGTCTGCTCAGCAACCGGAACGCCATCATGGTACAGATGAAGTTTCAGAAGAAGACGATCCCCCACGACGTGATGATGTGGACAAGCTACAGCAAGGAACAGACCCGGCAGGTGCTTCAAACCCGGTGGGATATTTTCAAGGACGAGCCGATCCGGGACGCAAGCGGATTATGCTACTGCCTGAGGCGGATCGCCAATAGCGACCGGTCCAGGATCCTGATCACGGAGGGATTGATATATGAGCACAAAACCGCAATCGTCTTCTACAACTTCGACTATGAGCTGGAGCTGCTGCGGGACATGGCCAGGGAGATTGGATATTTCTGCGCAGAGTGGAATGGACACAGACACGAGCCCATACCGGACGGACCGAGATGGGTATACCTTGTACAATATACAGCCGGAGCTGAAGGATGGAACTGCACCAAGACAGATACTATTATATTCTACAGCCAGAATTACAGCTACAAGATCATGACCCAGGCGGCGGGAAGAATAGACAGGCTGAACACGCCCTATACCGATTTATATTACTATCACCTGTGCAGTCGGAGCGGGATTGACCTGGCCATCCGCAAGGCGATCAGGGAGAAGCGGAACTTTAATGAAACCTTGTTTGCCGGCGCATGATATTCGGAAGACAGGCGGACCTCGCAAAAAAAACATGGCCTATAATGGAGGGAATAGGGACTTGTGTTTCTGCTGACGAACCAGAACGTGAAAGTTAGCCTCCCTCTTTTTTTCTTTTTGAAATTTTTGCGAAAACCTGTCTTTTCTTTTTTGAGCTTGATCGCATGTGCGCGACCGTATACGTGCCCACGCTCTCTGTCCTATCCTTGCTGGCCGTATAGCCTTCGCGGTCTCCTGATCGGAGACACGCTCAGGCGGTTGATATTTTTGAGGATTAAACATGTTGGAACGGGACTATCAGGCAAGGCTGATCAGAAAGATCAGGCAGCGCCTGCCGGGATGCGAGATCCTGAAGAACGACAGCGGATACATTCAGGGCTTCCCGGACCTATTGATATTGCACGGACCTCGCTGGGCGGCACTGGAGGTGAAGGCCTCGGCGGATGCCCGGCATCAGCCAAACCAGGAATACTATGTGGATCAGCTGCGCGCCATGGGGTACGCAGCATTTATATTTCCGGAGAATGAGGAGGACATACTTCGTGAAATGGAATTCGCACTCTGCGCTGGCGGGGCAGCACGCCTTCCTTAGCGCCAGCAACTATCACTGGCTCAATTACGACACCGCCAAGCTGACCGAAAGATATTTGCGCCAGCAGGCGGTGCAGCGTGGAACGGACCTTCATGCCCTGGCCTGCGAGCATGTGCGGCTGGGAATCAAGATGGGGCGCACCCGCAACACCTTCAGCATGTATGTGAACGACGCCCTCGGATACCGCATGAAGCCCGAGCAGGTGCTGTACTACAGCCCCAACTGCTTTGGCACGGCGGACGCCATCGGTTTTGACAATGGATATTTGCGAATCCATGACCTGAAGACCGGGGAAGGCGACACAAGCATGCACCAGCTGGAGATCTATGCTGCGCTCTTCTGCCTGGAATACGGATACAAGCCGGAGGAGCTGAGCGGTATTGAGCTGAGGATCTATCAGAACAACGAAGTGAGGACCGAGACCCCGACGCCGGACACCATCGCGCGGATCATGGATATTATCGTGCGCTTTGACCGGGAGATCGAGAAGCTGAAGAGCGATGACGACCGTTGATATTCTGACGGTCAACTGCACAAAGCCGCAGGTCATCGCATATTTTTGTGTCTTTAAAGGGGAACATTTGTTCCCGTCGAATCCCGGTGCCAACGGTCAGGAGACCGGAATATGACTAAAGGAGCGCACAGACATGAACGACGAGATGCAGACCATTGATATTCCGGAAGAGGGCTTACAGCACTACGGCGTAGGCGTTTTGGAGGGAGCGCCGGGTCGCGGCAGCGGAAGATATCCCCTGGGCAGCGGTGAGGCGGCCTACCAGCGCATGGTAAACCTGCGCACCACCGTGGCCACGCTCCGGAAGAGCGGGATGAGCGACAAGCAGATTGCCGAGCATCTGCAGTTCCGGAATACCTGCGAGCTTCGCAGCCGCATCGCCAAGAACCGGGGCGAGATTCACGCCTATGAGGTGGCCAGGGCCCTGAAGCTGAAGGATAAGCAAATGAGCAACGTGGCCATCGCCAGGCTGATGTTCAAGGACGACAGCAAGGAGAGCACGGTCCGGAACCTTTTGAAGGAGGCGGAACGGAACCGTCAGGGCAAGTTTGCCGAGGTCACCAGCCTGCTGAAGGCCGAGCTGGAAAAGCACCCCTATCTGGACGTGGGCGAAGGCACTAACCTGAGCTATGATATTTCGGAGGACCGGCTCAAGAAGATCCTGACCCAGATGGAACAGGACGGAGGATACAAGGTCCACAGTGATATTGTGGTGGAACAGTACGGCGTGGCCGGCCTTAAGAAGACAACCAACAAGATCCTGACCAAGGCTGATATTTCGGACCGCGATGTGTACCAGCATCTGGACGAGGTGCGGCCGGCCGGCTTCTATCTTGATAAGGATACTGACAGCATACGGCAGATCGAGCCGCCCGCCAGTATTGACGGAAAGCGTGTTTATATTAGGTATGCCGAACAGGGCGGCACCGACAAGGATGGTCTGATAGAAATTCGTCCAGGTGTTGAGGACCTGAGCCTGGGCAAGGCGCATTATGCCCAGGTTCGTATCGCGGTGGATGGAAAGAGCTACCTGAAGGGCATGGCTTTATATTCCGACAAGATTCCCGAAGGCTATGACGTGGTGTTCAACACCAACAAGCATGAGGGGACGCCGATGGAAAAGGTGCTGAAACCTCTTAACACCACCAAAGACGGCGAAATTGATATTGCCAACCCCTTCAAGGCGTCCATCAAGACCGAGGATCAGCTGAAGCTGGCCAACGAGAGCGAGGGCAGCATCCGCCGTCAGCGTCATTATATCGGCGCCGACGGTCAGGAACACCTCTCGGCCATCAACATCGTCAACGAGGAAGGCGCATGGAACGAATGGAGCCGCAACATATCGGCCCAGATGCTGTCCAAGCAGCCTCCGGCCCTGGCCAAGCGTCAGCTGGACCTGGCCTATCAGGTCAAGAAGGAACAGTTTGACGAGCTTTCGTCGCTTACCAACCCCACGGTCAAGAAACAGCTTTTGCAGTCTTTTGCCGATGAATGCGATCACGACGCGGTTCACCTGAAGGCCTTTGGCTTTCCGGGACAGACCACCAAGGTGCTGCTTCCCGTGGACAGCCTGAAGGACAACGAATGCTACTGCCCCACATACGACACGGGAACGCCGGTCGTTGCGATCCGTTTCCCCCACGCGCACATCAGCGAGATCGCTTCCATGACGGTGAACAATAATCATCGGGAAGCCAAAAAGATATTGGGTCAGGCCATTGACGCGATCGGGATCAACAGCAATGTGGCCAGAAAGCTGAGCGGCGCCGATTACGATGGTGACACTGTCGTCGTGATCCCCAACAAGGACGGGGCTATTAAGTTCGTAAAGACGCTGGAAGGGCTTAAGAACTTTGACCCTTCCGAAGCTTACCCCAAGTATCCTGGCATGAGGGTGATGAAAGAAAGCACCAAACAGCGGGAAATGGGAATCGTATCAAACCTGATCACTGACATGACGGTGGCCGGCGCCAACGAACAGGAGCTGACCCGCGCCATCAAACACAGCATGGTAGTCATCGACGCTGTCAAGCACGAGCTGGACTACAAGCGCAGCGAACGGGAGAACAATATCGATGGCTTAAAAGCTAAATACCAGCAGCATCCCTATGATGACGATTATGGCGGGGCTTCCACCCTTCTGAGCAAATCCAAGAGCACCACCTATATTCCGGACCGTCGTTTAAAGGGCATCGATCCTGCCACCGGCAGGAAGATCTGGGAAGACACGGGCAAGCTGACGCGCAAGGGCACGCTCAAGATGATCGAGAGCGACCAGATGAGCGATACCGACGACGCCCGCACATTGATATCCAAATACAACAGTCAGCAGGAACGCGTATACGCCAACTTTGCCAACCAGATGAAGCAGATGGCCCTGGACGCCCGAAAAGAGGCGGTCACCACGCCACCGCTCAAGAAGAATCCCGAAGCGGCCAAGCAGTATGCCAGCGAAGTGGCCAGCCTGACCGTCAAACTGAGGACCGCGCTTCGCAACAAGCCGCTTGAGCGCATGGCACAGCGATTGGCAAACGTGGAGGTGCGTCAGCACATCTATGACAATCCCGAGCTCAAGACCCGTGAGAAGCGAGGCGAGCTCAAGAAGCTGAAAGGGCGCACGCTTCAGTATATGCGCGAGCGAACCGGCGCCAACAAGACAAAGGTTACTTTCACCGATGCTGAATGGAAAGCCGTGCAGAGCGGCGCGGTCAGCAACAGCTTCCTTGAAAGGCTTCTCAAGAACGCGGATGACAAGCACGTGAAACAGCTGTCCATGCCCAGAGAAAGGCAAACACTGTCTCCCGCAAGGCGCAGCCGTGTTGAGAACATGCTGGCTCGCGGCTATACGTATGCTGAGGTCGCAAAGACATTGGACATTCCGATGGGCACTGTTCAGGGCGTCGCCATGGAAATGAGGTGATTGTATGGCAAATGTCATGCTCACGACCGTCGATAACCCATACAATCCTTTTACAAACTTTGACTCATGGTACAGTGAGGACCAGATCCTCGCCATTCAGCAGAACCGGGCCACCTGTTGTGGGTATCTCGCCCGAATGGCCGACTTCAGCGAGGATTTGAGCGACAAAGAGGTTGAAGATCTGTATGAGATGCTGATCGACGACATTTGTGAGCTTAATTTAAGCGGAACTTTCATTAAAGTTGATGAAGAATCCGCGAAAGAACGCAAACTTATCTGAGTTTACGCGCTTTCAGGGTTCAAACCGGGGTTTCTGGCACCCCCCAAACCCATGGGCGGCCTTCCAAGCAGGGCCGACACCCACCGGGGGAGGGGGTCGCCAGCATCCCACCCCCTCCCAAAT